TGGCTTATAATAAAATAATCAGAAAACTTGTTGTGGCTTTCGGTAATCTCTTTGATGATATTACTTTGACTCGATATAATCCAGATGGTACCGAAGTTCAAAGACAGAAAGTGCCATTGGCTTTTGCTTCGAAAGAACGCTATGTGATGCGTTTGCAATCAGATCCAGAATTAGATAAAAAGGTTCAAATTACTTTACCCCGTATGTCATTCGATATGACTGGAATGACTTATGATTCTTCTCGTAAACAAATAACGAATATAAAGAATTATGCACCTTCACGAAATGTTGATACAATCCTCTCACAATACAATCCTGTGCCTTATGATTTTGATTTTTCTTTATATATCTATGTAAGAAATATCGAAGACGGTACTCAAATCATTGAGCATATCTTACCGTTCTTTACACCAGATTACACAGTTAGGCTTAATCTAATTCCTGAAATGGGAATTGTTAAAGAGATACCAGTTGTATTAAAATCAACTAGCCAAGAGATTGACTATGAAGGTGATAGGGACCACGAAACACGAACAATCATTTGGACTTTAACATTTACTGTCAAAGGCTTTGTATTTGGTGCTGTGTCTGAACCTAAGGTTATTAAAAAATCAATTACGAATATATATGATAATACTCTATCGGATGGAGATACAGTAGAATTTGGATTAGGACCAGATGGGTTAGGAAATTACAAAGAAGGTGAATTTGTTTATCAAGGTTATAGTTTACAAAACTCAACAGCTTCAGCTAAAGTTTTGACTTGGTCACCATCTACATCAAAATTACAACTCATTAATATTAGCGGTAATTTTGTGACCTCGTTTCCAATTTATGGAAGTCAAACGGGAGCAGTTTACACATTTATGACTCACCAAGTATTACCTGAGCAACTTGTTAAGTTTGTAGTAACACCCGATCCATTGAGTGCTAATTCTAATTCTAATTTCTTGTACCATGAAGTTATAACTGAATTCCCATATGCGGAAAATGAAGCTGGAAATTTCGATGCTGACAATGATTCTATTGATACCTCCCATTTAACAATGGATGAAGATAACTAAAATAAAAAGAGATTAAAATGTCAAAACAAAATATTAATATAGGTTCAAGAGCTAATGACGGTACAGGCGACACTCTAAGGGTTGCCGGCGAAAAGATTAATGCTAACTTTACTGAACTGTATTCAGGTGGCTTAGGTGGTTCATCTAATACATTAATCAATGGTTCACATACAGTAAAATTAGATGATAATGGTTTATTAGAACTTGATGGTGGATACGGACTTATTGGTCCTCTTTTTGGTCCTGGAACAATTATATTTTCAGACGCTTCTGGTCAATTAAATAATGTTCATAGTTATTTTTCGTTTATTGGTACATTTAGTGCTAATACTAATAATTGGTCTCTTGGATTCATGGGAACAACCACAGGCTCAGGAAACAATGTTGTTGGTGTCGTAAATACATACAACGACTCAACAGCAAGTTCTTCTAGTTGGACATTTGATGAGGTTGGAGATTTATATTTACCGACAAATGGCGGTATAGTATTTGACCGTGCAAACACTTCAATCCGTGTTGGTATGGGATTTCATGTGGCTTCTGGTGAAGGCATCAACTTACAAGCTATTGACCAAAATAATAACTACACTTCAAACAATTGGTATTTTAGTCCAGATGGCACATCAGTCTTTCCTAATACTCCTACCAATAATAGCATTAAAAATCAAGCATACTTCAATGGTGAAATTTTTGGAATAGAAACAACTTCTTATAATCCAGGTGTAGGTGCTGGTTCCGGTATAAATTTTGATTACGATAGTAAGAATGTTACTATTCAAGCCAATACTCGTATAGCTAAAACATGGACTTTTGCTCCAGATGGCACAATGTCATTCCCATCAGGTGGTTATATCAATGATGATGGTGGTCCAGGTATTTTATTGACTTCGGATCCAGCTGGTGTAGTTAATGGCACACAAAGCCATTATACACTTATTCAAACCAATACAGCTAATACTATACCTGGAATTTATGGTAGCCACGCAGGTGGTTATATGGGAACAGTTGATAATGGATCAAATAATGTTTCTGCCTTAGTGGTAACATATAATGATGCAGAAGTGGCGTTTAAAAATTGGTCATTTAATATTGATGGTTCGTTGACATTACCCAATGGAACAAACATTGGTAGCGATAACTCAACAAAAGGCATTACATTAACCACCAATCGTGGTACACTTTTAGTTGGTAACACACCTGAAAGAATTGGTTCACCTCAACATTTTCATATCATGGCCGATACAGATTATGTTGGTGGTTATGATAAGCCTAAGTTTGACTTATTCTTTGGTAGTGATTTCAATTATGTTCAATTACCAGGATATGATACTGACCAACTTGGTGTAAACATTGCAACCAATAATCTTAATGGAGGCGCTCAATATAATTGGCGTTTTGGTACCGATGGCACAATGTCATTCCCATCAGGTGGTTATATCAATGATGGTTTTGGTCCAGGTATACAATTGTCTTCGGATCCATCTGGTGCAGTGAATGGTATACAAAGCCATTATTCTCTACTTGTAACTAATACAGCCAATACTATACCTGGATTTTATGGTAGCCACGCAGGTGGTTTTATGGGCACAGTTGATAATGGATCAAATAATGTTTATGCCTTAGTGACAGTTTATAATGATACGGAAGTGGCACTCAAGCAATGGCAGTTTAATATTGATGGTTCATTGACATTACCTGGTTCTATTGTTGGTAACACAGTACCAGCTATGTGGAATGAAGCAACTACATTTGAATTGGATGTTACTGCTACTATTAATAAGATTGCACCACAAGTTTCAAATGGTCCTTCACAGTATCATCTTGCCAATGGTGTAGAAGGACAGATTATGTATCTGGTTCCAGCTAATGCTATGGCAAGTGGAGAATATACAAGTTTAGGATTTGACAATGCTAGATATTCAAGTGGAAATGGTACTATTTCAGAAGCGACACAAGCTTGGTGGTTACCATTCCATAGTAATAATACCACACCAGGCTCAGCAGTTCTTACGCTAATCTTTACTGATGGTGCTTGGAATCTTCCCCATAATTCTTTTGATTAAGAGATATAATGTCTAAACTAGATGATAATTTAAGTGATTTATTGGACATACCGGTAACTCCAGCTGTTGAAGTTCAACAGTTGGTACCGGCACCAGTTGAAAGAAAAACTGATGGTATAATAGAACATGACCTGATGCAAGACTATGATGATTCCCGCAGACGATTGCGTGAGATTGTGGCCAAAGGCACTGATGCTATAGATGATATTTTGGCTATTGCTCGTGAATCTGAACACCCTCGTGCTTTCGAAGTGGCTTCCAAATTGATTGATTCTGTAACCAATGCTAATGAAAAACTTCTTGGCATCCAAAAACAGATGAAAGATATTCGTGGTATTAAAAATCAAGCACAAACTAATATTGGTAAGGCCGCAATCTTTGTAGGATCAACGGCCGAGTTGTCCAAGATGTTAAAAGGCAACAATGAAATGAAGACTGTCGATGGCGAATGAAAACTTAGGATATAGGGACAATCCACTCCTAAAACGTGTGGGTGTGCCTCATGATTACACTCAAGAAGAAATTGAAGAATATATTAAATGTTCTCAAGATGCTACCTATTTCATTGAGAATTATATTAAGATTGTCAACGTAGACGAAGGTCTGGTTCCATTTAAAATGTGGGACTTTCAAAAGACAATGGTGCAAACCTTTGTAGATAATCGTTTTGTAATTATGAAGATGCCTCGGCAGGTTGGTAAAACTACCACAGCTGTTGGTTATTTACTCTGGCATACCATATTTCAAGACTCACAGAACGTGGCCATCTTGGCCAATAAAGGTGCTCTTGCTCGAGACATTTTAGCCAAATATCAATTAGCTTATGAAAACTTACCAACATGGTTGCAACAAGGTGTTGTCACATGGAACAAAGGTAATGTAGAATTAGAAAATGGTTCTAAAGTTTTAGCCGCTTCAACGTCATCAAGTGCAATTCGAGGAGGTTCATTCAACCTTGTATTCCTAGACGAGTTCGCTTTCGTACCTAATAACATGGCACTAGAGTTCTTTAACTCTGTATATCCTGTAATTTCATCTGGTAAAACAACAAAGATTATTATTGTTTCTACTCCAAATGGTATGAATTTATTCTACAAAATGTGGATGAATGCTGTAGAGAAACGAAGTACCTATGTTCCATTAGATATTCACTGGTCACAAGTGCCAGGCCGAGACCAAAAATGGCGTGAAGAGACCATTCGTAATACCAGTGAAGAACAATTCAGTCAAGAGTTTGAATGTAATTTCTTGGGTTCAAGTAATACTCTCATCTCTGGCCAAAAATTACAAACCATGGTGTTTAAAGATTCATTAGGTAAACACATGGATATGGACATATATGAGGCACCAGTAAAAGACAACGATGATGGAACAGTCAAAGACCACATCTATGCCATTACAGTTGATGTGGCAGAAGGAAAAAGTCTTGATGCGTCAGCCTTTTCTGTGATTGATGTTTCTGTTATACCTTATAGACAGGTAGCAAAATATAAAAATATCACAATTTCACCAATATTATACCCGACAATTATATTCAATGCGGCTCGCTATTATAATAATGCCTATATATTGGTTGAGATTAATAATAATCCACAAATTGCAGAAATACTACATAGCGATTTAGAATATGAGAATGTAATTAAAGTGATGACAGGTAATAAAAAGGCTCAGCAAATTTCGGCTGGGTTTGGTAGAGGAATACAATTAGGTGTCCGTATGACGCCTCTTGTAAAAAGAGTTGGTTGCGCAAACTTAAAAACTTTGATTGAAGCTGACAAATTAATAATTAATGATTTTGACACAATATCGGAATTAACTACTTTCGTTGCAGGTAGAAGTTCTTTTGAAGCAGATGAAGGCGCAAACGATGACATGGTGATGAGCCTTGTTTTGTTTGCCTGGATGACAACTCAAAAATACTTTAAAGATATTGTATCACATGACATACGAAAACAGTTACAACTGCAACACTTTTCACAAGTAGACGAAGAGCTATTACCCGTAGGCGAATTAAGTGATGGTCGAGATGTGCCTTTTCTAGTAGAAGGCGGAGATGTATGGGTGACTGGTTCTGGTGATATATATTCTGAATATTTCAATGAAATTACCAGAGGTCTATAAAATTTAATATTGATAAATAGACAATATAGTAATATATGTTCTATCTTTATAACGAAACAAGGAGATAAAAATGGCATTTCAACTCTCTCCAGGCGTAAATGTATCTGAAATTGACTTAACAACGGTCATTCCTTCAGTTTCAACTTCGGCCGGTGCAATTGTTGGGGACTTTGTTTGGGGTCCTGTAAACACAAGAATTTTGGTTGACAGCGAAATTACGCTAGTTAATCGTTTTGGCAAACCAAATAACAACACTTTCGTATCATTCTTTTCAGCTGCAAACTTTTTAGCGTATGGTAATAACTTACGAGTAGTTCGTTCAGCTAATTCTGCTACATTAAATGCTACAGCTGACGGTACAGGTGTACAAATATTAAATGAAGACGATTACGAATTAAATTATCCAGTAGGTAGTAATGCTGTTGGCGACTTTGTTGCTCGATATCCAGGTAAATTAGGCAACAATATTCGTGTAGCTGCCTATGCTGCTAATAATACAGTAGATTATGCTACATGGAATGTGGTGACATCAACTGGTGTAACTGTAAATCTTAAACCTTATTTTTCTTCTGCTCCTGGTACTTCAGCTTACGCTAGTAGTGTTGGCGGCGCAAATGATGAAATTCATATTGTTGTTCTTGATGATACTGGTGCTCTTACTGGTAAAGCAGGTACAGTATTGGAAACTTATCCAAATGTTTCTAAAGCAGCTGATGCTAAGAATGATGATGGATCTCCTAACTACTATGTAACTCAAATTTTTAATAAATCTCAATGGATTTATGTTGAAAATCATATGGGTGGAGCTGATTGGGGTAATACAGCAATCAATGTTTCATTCACTGCAATTACAACTCAAACATATAATAATCATTTAGGTGGCGGTACAGAATTAGCTCTTACTGCTTCTGATTATGAAGCTGGTTGGGATTTATTTGCTAGTTCAGAAGATGTTGATGTTTCATTACTTGTTGCTGGTAACGCTTCAGAAGTTGCGGATACTGTACAAGAATATGTTGCTCAAATTGCTGACACTCGTAAAGATTGTGTAGCATTTATTTCTCCTAGTATGGAGACAGCTGTTAATAATGCAAATCCAGCAACAGCTATTGTTACTTATCGTGATACATTAACAATCAATTCATCTTACGCATTTATGGATTCTGGTTGGAAATATCAATTTGACAAATATAACAACGTATATCGTTATGTGCCATTAAATGGCGACACAGCTGGTCTTTGTGTTTATACAGATTCAGTTCGTGATGCTTGGTGGTCACCTGCTGGTTTCAACCGTGGTATCATTAAGAATGTAGTTAAACTTTCTTGGAATCCAAATAAAACAGACCGTGACACATTGTATCCAGCTGGTGTTAATCCAGTTGTATCTTTCCCTGGTCAAGGTGTTGTATTATATGGTGATAAGACGTTGCAAGCTAAACCATCTGCTTTTGATAGAATCAATGTCCGTAGATTGTTTATCGTGCTTGAAAAAGCGATTGCTGTTGCTGCTAAATTTTCATTGTTTGAATTCAATGACCAATTTACACAAGCACAATTTATTGCTTTAGTAGAACCGTTCTTACGAGATGTTAAGGGCCGCCGTGGTATCTATGACTACCGTGTAGTTTGTGATGCTACAAACAATACTCCTGAAGTTGTTGATTCTAACCGATTCGTTGGTGATATCTACATCAAACCAGCTCGTTCAATTAATTTTATCCAATTGAACTTTGTGGCTGTTAGAACTGGTGTGGACTTCACGGAAATCGTTGGGAAGTTTTAATAAATATAAAAAGGAATAGGAGAATAAAATGGCATTTAATATATCACAATTTAGATCCGGCTTAATAGGAGACGGCGCACGGCCGAACCTATTTGAAGTTAATCTATATTTTCCAGCTTATGCTGGTAATGCTAGTCAACAATTAACTTTCTTAGCAAAAACTGCACAACTTCCAGGTTCAACAATCGGTACTGTACCATTGTTTTACTTTGGTCGTGAATTAAAATTTGCTGGGAATCGTTCATTCGCTGATTGGTCCCTCACAATTATTAATGATGAAGATTTCTCTATTCGTAGAGCATTCGAACAATGGATGAACGCTATAAATAGTCACGAAGGTAATATTCGTGCTAATTATGCTAGAACTCCAACATCATATACCACTGATGCTTTTGTGACACAATTTAGTAAAGATGGTGTTCCAATTAAACAATACAAGTTTGTCGGTATGTTCCCAACTGATTTAGCTCCAATTGATTTAGATTGGGGTTCTAATGACTCTATCGAAGAATTCGGTGTGACATTAGCATATCAATGGTGGGAATCAGTGGCCGATGGCGCTACTACATAAGTATTATTTTTATAATATGGCAATTTTACATATTCATCATGTTATACCAAAACACATGGGTGGGTCAAATGACTCATCCAATTTGGTTTATTTGTCTGTATCTGAACATGCTGAAGCACATAAGGCGTTATATGATTCTTTTGGTAAAAAAGAAGATTATATTGCTTGGAAATGTTTATCTGGTCAAATGACGAATGCTGAATTATGGTATGAAAAAAGTAAATTAGGTGGCCATGCAGTAAAAGGATTAAAAAGAAATAAACAATCTATTGAGAATTATAAAAATTCTTGGACATATAAAAGAAAAAAAGATGTTGGTGAAAAAGTGAGAAATATTCTCAAAGATGTTCCTAAATCAGAAGAACATAAAAGAAATATGAAAGGCAAAAGGCCGCACGTAAATCAAACCGGCCATAATAATAATAATGCTAAATCAGTTTTAACACCTTATGGTAAATTTGGTTCATCCAAAGACGCACAT